TAAGTTTATTTATATTGTTGTCAATATCAATCCATTCGTATAGATTTAAAGGTAAATTATCGTAAATTTGTAGATAGTCTTCATTAAAACAATTCATTTATAGTATTCCTAAATATTTTATTTTAAAGTAATTTTACACAAACATTTCCTTGTAGTTTGCTAATAATCGACTATTTGTATATTTTTAATTGAAGTAGCACGAGATAATGCTACATATTTTGCTTTATTACAGAAATGTTTAAATCCCCAGTCATAAATAGTATAAGGTTGTGTAAATGTTTCGCCTTGACTCTATATTCATCTAAATATGTTATTTAGCAAAGTTGTGGTCGTAATACCCTTCAAATTTATTTATGTGATTAATATATGAATTATTTAGCAAACAATCTTAACAATAGTTTAACCTTATCTTATGATTTGATGAGATTAGTTTATGAATATGCTGACCCATTAAATGCTATTAGAAAACAAATAAAGAATAAAGAATATGATTTAGACGAAATTATGTATAAAAGAATGAAAAAACATATCATAAAAAATGAGTATGATAAAAGCAATATTTCATATTGCTTACACAATCATATAGGACAAAGATATGACTTTATGTTTATTACTAATTCTAATATTGATAATATAGAATTAAAATATATGATATTAAATGCTAAAAGTGGTTATAAAGACTTGTTCTTATGGAAATCAACAAGACCTAATCAAATATGTGGATTAAATCCATTTTATAAATCAGAATACAGATATAAAATGTTAGAAGACTTAGAATATAAAATGAGTTTAGAATATGCTAACAATATTACTAAAAAATATATTACTTACAGGAGTTATTCTACCAAGCAATTATATAAAAAATGGTTAAAGATAATATAATGACACGAAATATATAAATATATCTTTTTAAGTAGTTATGCTAAACAATTAATATAATCATTTTCTACAGCACAGATAGCAAAGCAATTAAGAACCCTAGAGGGTTATCAATTGAAACCTACAGTTTCTACAGTATTAAGCTCGTCAATAAATCCAGTAGTTTCATTAGGTTGTATATGTAAAAAAGATTTACGAACATTCATATCACTATTATACTCATCTATTAATTGTTGTTCTACTCTTTCACATTCACGTTTATCTTTACAATGTTGTTTATATATTTCTATCATATTCCAATTGTCCCATCCTCCATTATCCCGTATAACTTTATAAACTTTAAAATTATGTTTTTTATCCTTTTCATTACTACATCTACTTTTATGCTCTCTACGTCTTCTTAAAAAATTACTCGTATGACCGACATAACAATTATTTACCAATCCACTTTTACACCTAAATACATAAAATATAATTTCGTCTTTTTCGTAATTTGTCATAATATATTATAACAATATACTTTATTTCTCCTAAATAAACTAATTAATACATTTTTATTATTAATTAGTCCTAAATGTTTATATTTAGACAATCAAAATATATAAGATAAATAACAACTTATAAATTAATCTTATTCTAAAATAAATATTATACATATATAGTATATAATATAATGGATATTAAAAAATCACGATTTAGCGAAGTTAAAAAAAAGATGAGGAAAATGACAGCAGTAAAAAAAGTAAAAGAAGTAAAAGAAGTAAAAGAAAAACCAGTAAAAGAAAAATCAAAAAAACACATAACCAAAAAACAAAAAATAAGCCAATCGGTTAAAGTAAATGTTAATGTTCCAACTACTAACCAAGCGCCAGCGCAAGCGTATCAAATACCTAATTCATTTAATAATAACGATTTTAAAAATCTACAGAATACAATTATAGAACTATTAAATAAAAATAATAACCCAACTATAACAGAGAGTTTTAATATTCCTAAAAAAACAGAAGAGGTTAAAATAGAAATACCTAAAAAATCAAGTTCTACGGTTTCTACGGATACAGATAACCATATGATTTCCACAGCGCAACAAACTACAGATACAACGAATAGAGATATTGGTAATTTCCCACAATCTTTTAAATCAAATAAAACAGAAGATAGCACAATAAAGCAAAATAAAAAAAATACTTTTACAATTCCAACCGCGTTTATACCAGAAAGTCCTTTAAACTTTAGTCAATTAATTACATCAAAACCTGAAACGATTAAAGGGTTAGTTCCATCTATATTTAATAAGAAAGAAGAAACCAATTTTAAACAAACATTACCAGTAGAAGAAGCTACTAAGTTATTAGGAGTTAAAAACAAACCTAAAACATTTAAAAGCTTAAATCCGCCAGATTTTATAGAGCCAGAGATTAAGAAAACTAATAAATTAACACAACCAGAACAAAAAATAGAACCAGCACAAAAAATAATAACTAATGTTATGGATAAGTTCAGCGAAAAGGTTTTAAATCCACCTTTATATATACCAACCCCTAAAAAAGATAAAAATAATTTATCAATAACGGAGAGAGTTTTTGGTTATGAAGGTGAAGCTATGCCATCGTCTAATACTGAAGGCGTTCCCAAAAATTATATTTATGAAGGTGAAGCTATGCCATCGTCTAATACTGAAGGCGTCCCAAAAGAGTATTTAAAAGATGCTAAAAATAAAATAGAAGAAATTAAAAAACATGTAGAGGAAAATGTAGATGATGTAATAAAAAACGCATTAACTAAAGTAAGAGCAATTGAAAAAAATAATCAGTTAGAAGATAAAGCAAAAGCAGAAGTAGTTAAAAAATTAAAAGAGTTTGAGAAAGCAAAAGAAAAATACGCAGACGATATAAAAGCGAAAGTAGCAGAAGAACTAAATAAAAATATGGGTGATATGATTAAAAAAAGAAAACAAGAAGAAAATAAACGAAAAAAACAACAAAAGAAAGATAAGGAGAAATTAGATAACGATGTGGAAGAGATGTTAAAAAATTTAGATGATGATGCAGAAATGATAATAAAAAAAGTAAAAAAAGCAGATAAAGAAGATATGGCAAGATTAGAAGAACAATTTAAAAAAGATAAACTAAAAGAAAGGTTTAAGAAAGTGAAAGAAAAACACGCAAAACAAAAGAAAGAAAAAGAGAAATTAGATAAAGATGTGGAAGATATGTTAAAAAAAGCAAATGAAGAAGAAGCCAAAAAAGATAAATTAAAACAGGAGGAGATGCTGAAAAAAATGGAAAGTGATAGACCTAAAGTGGGACGACCTAAAAATACAGAAGAGCAAAACGCACAACGAGAAATTGAAAGGAAAAAACGGCTATTAGAAGGTAAAAAATCAATAAGTGATTACGCATTTAATAAATTATTAGATAAAGTAGAAGACCCTATAGATAGAAGTGTATTAACGGATGCTTACGATAATGGATTTTTAGATGATAAAAAAATAAAAAATAGACTTAAAAACGTCGGATATAGTAAGGACGAAATAGAAAACTTTTTTAAAAAAAAATAATTACATATTATATATAACACAGTAATGATTAGAATAATTAAAAACGAAATACCAAAGATGAAAAAACCCGTAATGAATGTAGATAATATTTTACACGAAAAATTAAACGATTATCCTTTATTATCAACTCTTAACAAATCCTTTACTTTAGCGTTAATAGGTAAAGCGGGTTCTGGGAAATCTCATTTTTTAATAAGTTTATTAAAATCTAAACCATTATTCAATAGAGTTTTTGAAAATATTATAATATTTATACCACCATCGTCTAGAAGTTCTATAAGTGGTGATTTTTGGGATAGTAATTTACCACCAGAAAATATATATGATGAGTTAAATGAGGAAAATCTACAAGACGCATATAATAGATGTAAGGAAACTTCCAATGAAGGTTATAAATCACTTTTGATATTCGACGATGTGCAGAAAGATTTTAAGGGGGATAGTGAGAAACTATTACAACATATTTGCAATAATAGACGACACGATAGAATAAGTATAATATTTGCGGTTCAATCTTATAAAGCATTATCTAAACCCGCAAGATCCGCACTAACTAATTTAGTAATATTTAAAGTAAATAAATCACAAATGAAAGATATTTTTGACGAACAAATAGAAACAATGAGAGAGAAGTTTGAAGATATATTAAACATTGCGTATAAAAATCCACACGAGTTTTTAGCAATTGACACAAACACGCAAAGATGTTTTAATAATTGGGACGAGGTAATAATCCTTTAGGATTCTTAATGGCTATGCTATATAATTTCATAATCCTTTAAGGTTCTTAATGACTTCGTAATTTTATTTTCTAATCACTTATATATAATGTCATTTTTTAGAAAATTAGCAGGAAATACAAATAAGTTTTTTAAGAAAGTGGGACAAGGAGCAGATACAGTTCTACGAAAAACAATAAACACAGCGGGGGATATAGGGGGATATATTCAAAAAGCGGCGCCAATTTTGAACGCCATTAATCCTGAACTCGGATCTTTTGCTTCGATGGCAGGAACCGCATTGTCTAAAGGAACAGGAGTATTAAAAAATGCTCGTGGGGTTGTTAATCAAGCAAGAAGCGGAGATATAGCGGGAGCAATCCAAAAGGGTAAAGCTTTAGCGGAAGACACGCAAAAAATGAACTTCGCATAGATAAAACCTTTAGGGGTTCTTCTATAAATTATTAGTTTTTTTTTTTTATTTTATAAGTATATAGTATAATGATTTATAAAATAATTTTAGATAGTTATGACAGTGTGAGTTATTCAGGAGACCAATACAACGCAAAATATCCAATTAATATGAACGAAGTTATTAAACAACCTTCCGATTTAGATAAATCTTATATAATGAGTGTAAAAATAGTTTCTACATCCTCATATAGCACAGAGAGCGGATTTAATCCAACAGTTATTTACGGGTATAATATTGATTTAGGAAAAAATACAAACGCATACCAATTTAATAATAAGCATTTAAACTGTTGTGGATTTTTGACGTTTGAAAATAATGCTTTTTTATATACTTCTACTACAGCAGGAGCAAACTCAACATATAATACACAGTTAAATATTAGGGTAGAAAATGATGAGTTTTTTATTGAAAGTTTAAGAAATATTAATGATATAAGATTTAGAGTTTCTACAGCGTTCGATAATACGATATTTGTAAGCACTGACAATACTAAATCACGGTATAATATTGTTTTAACATTTAAAGAAGTTAAATAAATACACTTTTAGAAAAAGTGTAAGTAAAAGTTTTTCGTATTCTTTTTAAAAAGAATATACATATATAATAATAATGAATAATTACAATTTTACACAATCGTTAGATGGACTTAATAATATAGAAGCAGATAATATAAACACTTCCGTTTTAAATGTAGGTTCCTTGGTTGTGAATACAGCACAAATAACCACGTTATCTAATAGTAATTTAGTAAATTGCACGTCCAATACTCCAGTTAATAATAATTCAATTGTTAATAAAACATACGTAGATGCTAATTTTGTAGATTTAACAAACGCTCAAAATATAGGTGGAAGTAAAACATTTAATAACCAAAATACCTTCAATAATTTTGCACCAATATCAAATACATCGCCTACAATATCAACACATTTAACAACTAAAAACTATACGGATAGCACATTTCAAACAATATCAAATATGGTAAATTACGTAGATATAACAACGAACCAGACTATAGGTGGAGATAAAACATTTACTGGAACTACATTTTTAAGAGATGATATAAGATTTCGTGATGTTATTTCACCATATGTAAATGAGCAACAAATATTTCAAGAAGCAACCACCTTCACATTTTATCCATTATTTAATTCAAACATTTACCGTTTCGTTACGAAAAGTTCAAGTGGAACCCAAAAAGACGCATTAGAAATAACAAATAATAATATATCAACAAATTGTAATTTTTTAAGTAATACATCAGCAACATTAAAAAACTCTAATACTTATGGGACAGTAACCACAGACGTTCAAACCGTGAATTCGTGGTTAGATTTAAAGTTTCGAACACGGGTTTATAATTTAGCAGATAACGGGAACCACACCCAGATATATATGATTGGTTCGGATAATCAATTTATTATTTACCCTATACCAAACTCAGCATCAATACAGCTTTACGCTAAAGATGCGGTAGGCGCTGAGTTCAATTTATTCAGTTTTACCGCATTATTAAATACGTGTCGTGTTCCGCTAACGTGCTTACAACAAGTAACATTCAACACAGTTTCCCCGTTATGTTCTATTGCTCCCAGTAGTGGAAATTCATTATGTAATAAAACATATGTTGATAGTGTTGTTGCTAGTGGTGTTTCATTATCAGCATTAAATACTTGGACGAATACTAATATATATACATTAGATATTATTGTAAAATCATCAGTATATTTAAATAGTATTACAGGAGGAAAACAAGCAACATTTTATTTAGATACATACGGAACATTACTAATTAGTAGTGATAATACAAGTGGTAAAATCCAACTAAATACACAAGACTCTTTAGGTAATACTTATAACAGAATAATTATAAATGAAAATGAAATTAATACGACAGTTCCGTTATCACTTACTATTGATTATACATATTATAACCCCGCTAATTTTGGTTCAAATCGTTTAGGGTATTCAACGAGTAATACAGGGAGTAATAATACTTTAACAACCGCAGTTGGTAGTAATTCAGGTCAGTTAAATCTTCCTTGTGGAAGTTGGAACATAACATATACCGCAATTATAACCGTAATTACTGGAACATTAACATCTTTAAACTCGTTAGAGGTATTTATTGCAGATAGTTTTAACGCAGATTTAAATATTATTGGTTTAGACGTTTTAAATTATTATAAAATATCATCTATTACAGTAGGACAGCAAATCAAAATTTCAGCATCAGGAAATATAATAAGTTATAATAATGTTAATACGCAATACAACTTGAGAATAATTCCTATTTTTGTAGCAGGAGCAGGAGGATTAACTTTTACGGGTAAAATATCAGCAACTAGAAACGCATAGCATCGCTCACTGAGATTAAAATAATCTATAACACAGTTCTAAAATCTCTATACGTAATAATATATATTTATATTTTCTAAAATAAATATATAATGGAACAATTACAAATAAATAAAAGCATACATAGCGAAGATAGCGAAGCCATAAAGAACCCTAACGGGTTATCCATAGTGAAATCTACGATTTTAAGAAGAACCGTAATTATAAAACGAATTAAAGACTATTTAGAAGAAACTAAAAGCACTCAAAAACCTCATTTAGAAAAATATACTTATCAAGAACTTAAAAAAGTATTATATCTATATAATTTAACAGAAGATGAAATCAACCCAAACCCTAAAGACTAAAACGCGAATATTTAATATTTCTTCGAAAAATACATCTCTCAATACCTCTTATAAAAGCAAATTATTAATATCATTACCCGATATAACACTACACGAAAAAGTAGAAAATGTTTATTTTAGCGTTCAACACGCAGAAATACCAAACTCATTTTATGTAATAAACTACACCAATAATGTTATTAGCATTAATAGTATTCTTTATACTATACCAGTAGGAAACTATAACGCCAATACACTAATTACCGTATTATTATCATTAATACCTACTATTAATATAACATATAGCAGTATTACTACACAATATACATTTACATCTTCATCTACATTTACAATTAACTGGTTAAAATCAACGTGTAGGAGTGTCATAGGTTTAGGAAACTTTGATAAAGCAAGTATTTTAGTAAGCGGGATTTATACTCTTTTACTACCATTTACCGTTAATTTCATTCCAATTCCACGTATTAATTTTAAGAGTAATTTTTTTAGATTTAACAATTTTAATAGTAATGATTTTAGCAATGATTTATTTTTAAGTATTCAAAATAATACAAACCCAAACTCTATGATACAATATTTAAATCAAACACAAATAAAGTTTAAGGTGGATGATAGAAATATAACCAGTTTCATTATTTCAATTACGGATGATGATGGTAATTATATAAACTTCAATAATCAAGATACATATATTACTTTACAAATAGATATTGAATATATTAATTTAATAGATAATAGTTTAACATTTAATGATTTAGTCAAATAATTATTTTCTTTTTATAGTTTATAATATAAAAAGAATGTCAGCGTTTCCATCCTCAAATATTGGTCTTCCAAAAACTATGGATTATTCCCTCCCTCCTTCAGTATCCGATTCGTGTAGGTCTTATAGTATTAATTTATCGCCAGATGGTTTAACATCAGTAGCATCACCAACGCAAAATTTATTTACTGCCAACCAAGCGGTTCAAGGTCAATTTAACTCCCAGATTATTTCATTTTCTATTCCTTCTGGAAACTCTAACTCAGTATTTTTAGACCCTGCAAGCACTACACTATCATTTTCATTAACTTATAATATTTCTACAGCATCGTCCACAACAGTTCCTATTGTGAAATTAATATCATCTGCTGCGTCATTTTTTGATAGCTTAACATTATATTCAAATAATACCCCACTCGAACAGGTAAATCAATACGGTTTATTACAAAATTATTTATTACAAAATACCGTAAATTTAGCACAACGTTATGGGGGTATTACGATTGCTATGGGTTGCGATACAAACGGAGCATCTGGGCTCGACCTTGGTCATGCAAGTATCTCAACATTTAGATATAATTTTAGTATTCCCCTTCTATCGGTTATCGGGGTAAATAGCGAAAAACTATTTCCAGTTGGAATGGTTAATAATCTACAGCTACAGATGACTACCGCCACTATTCTTCCTATTGTGGCATATTGCTCTGCAGTAGCAACTCAACCCGTATTTAGTCAAAACTTTACATTATCAGAGTTTAGCTTAAATATGAAGTATATTGATATTGGAGAAAATGCGGCGTCTATGCTAATGGCGACTATTCCAGATAATAGAATATTATATAAATCATCTACTTATACTAATTCACAGGTCACCCTTCCTTCTGGTTCTTCTGGCGCTCAACAATTGCTATTACAAATAAGAAATACCTCGGTAAAATCCGTATATTCTCAATTTGGACAATCTAATACAGTGGCTGCACAGAGCTTGGTTAGTCCTAATGGCTATTACGATGCAATTAATATCACCACGAATAGTAGACAACTACAGGTAGGATCTCAATATTATCCGAACCGTCCTATTAATGACGTGGGAAAATCTAGCGAAGGATATGTTTATCTTATTCAAGCGTTAGGGGGTAATATTCCCACAGCACTCGGAACCGTGGTTAATAAAGAAATGTATTGCTCGGTGGGTGGTGTGGCGTCGGTTCCTACTGGTTCGAATGTAGAAACTTTTTTAGTTCTACCATCTACAGGAACGCGCGCGGCACCTACTGGAAGTGATGGCGGTTTAGTTTCGGTATTTCAATATCCGAGCGGACATTTCCACGGCTACGATTTAGAAAGAATAAGCGGGTCAGTTCTATTTTCTGGGGTTAATACTCGTTCTACTCCACCATTTCTAAATCTTAATATCCAGAATGCTCTTAATGCTACGATTACTTGTAATGCGTGGGGTTATAGTGATGTTATTTTAGCGTTTGATATTGGAAGTAAATCAGTTCAAGCATTCGTATAGTTTAAAAATAATATCTTTGATAATTATATAATGGAAAAATCCGTAGAACGATTAGGAAAAGTAGTAGATGTGGATTTAGTAAGTTTGAAAAACTCTCTCATTAAAGATCAGCGAATAGCAGATATAAATGTAGTTGTTAAAGATAAACTACAATCATTACCTAATACCGTTTCGTATAAAAATAACAGTGAGTTTATTTTATATGTTTGTAAATTGGTTGAAAATATTATAGTTAAAAGCGATAATATTAATAAAAAAGATTTAGTTTTATCAGTATTGCGTGCGTGTTTAGCATTGAATGATGCAGAGGTTAAGGTTGCAGGTGATATAATTGAGTTTTTACATTCTAACGGTATGATACAAAAAATAAAACAATTGAAAAAGGTTAAAAAATCGTGTATATCGTGGTTTGAAAAAAAGGTATTATAATGTTATGTTTAAAAAAACAAATAAAAAGATTGTTAGATAATATAAAATATGAAAAGTTATATTATTTATTAGCAAAATTAGGGTTAGCAAAAGGTAAGATATTAATATTATTAATGTTTTTAATCTAATAAAACGATATAGTAGGTTTATTAACTACGGTTTCTACAATCTCTTCAGGTTGTTTTTTAACTGATAGTTTAGGTTTTTTAGTTATTATAACTTGTTTCTCTTCTTCATCTTCATCACTACTTAAACGTTCAATTTCTTCTCTTATTTTTTGTTCTAATAATGATTTACGAATTATTCTTTTAGCATCTTTAACGGTCTTTACTTGTTCGCTAATTGTTTTTAATTGTTCGCTTTTCTTATGGGTTTCTCTTCCTTTATTTAATGCTTCTAATTGTTTAGCAGTTGGTATTTTTTTTTTTTTAATTGGTCTATCTTGTTTAGCTTCAGGGTCTTTATATATTTCATCTTCTTCTAATGCTTTTATTTTCAACTCTTTTTTAATATTATTTTTAACTTGACGCTCTAGTTTAGCATTAAGTTCTACTTCTGTTCTTTTTTTAACTTCTTCTCTAAACTCTAACTCTTCTTCGGTTAGTTGCTTTTTAGGTCGTCCTTTTTTTTTTATAACAGATAACCCTTTTGGGTTCTTAATGGCTTCGCTATGTGTTAATATATCTTTATCTTCTGGTATTCCATTCTTACCGTTTCTTTCATAATGCTATCGTTTTCATAACCCTTTAGGGTTCTTAATGGCTCCGCTACATCGTTTAAATCCATTTTCCTAAACTATCCAATATAAATATACAATAGAAAATAATTTTTTTCTAAACACTAATATATAAACATTTAGCAACTATGGATTTAAAAATGAAGTATGAAATTAAGCAATTGGTTAAAATTGGAATACCTGAAGATGTAGCTATGTTTTCAGTATGTGTAAAATATAATAAAACGTATTTAGTTAATGATTATATTGATGAAACAAAACAGGAGCAGGAATTATTAAAAGAGGAGGTTAATAGATTTATAGAACTTAAACATACATTGAATGAACTTAAAGACGAACCTTTAGAATAAATAAGAGCATTGTAAATGTGTTTTTGTTATTATTGCATTTTTTTAGCACCTAAATATAAAGTAGTTAAACAGAAAATAACAAATTACGAATGGGAAATATTTAAAGCAAAGAAATAATATCATTTAGCGTTAATATCTATATAAAGATTTCTTATTTATATATATATATCAACTAAAATGTCGGATGCTAAAAAACAACGTCATAATGAAATAAATAGATTATGCTATAACCGTAAAGCACAGTGGAAAAAAGTTTCAAAAATATATTTAGAAATATTATTAGAAGATAAAACATATAAAGTTTATAAGACTGAGGAAGAAAAAAAGAAAGTTATGTTAAATTGTGTAAAGAACTGGGTAGAGAATAATAGGGAAAAACATAATAATAATACTTTAAAGTTTAATAATAAAAAAAATAGGTGGAATAGTGCATCTGAAACATTTAGGAAAATATTACTTTAAAAAAATCAATAAAATAATATTTAATTAAAAACATTTAGAAAAAATCCGAAAATTAATATTTAATATAAAACAATATAGAGAAAATTATTATATATTTATATACTATATAATAATATACCAATGACTACTCAACTTCCAAAATACCCCGAACTACTATTGAAAAACGCAAAGGGTGAAATCTATCAATCTAAAAATAATATTAAATACCCATTGCTAAATATGGGTGGATATAAAAATATTTATGATGCTAAACGAGTGTTGGGTATTAATAACGCAAATGAAGTGTATGAACTTCTTTTAGATGATTGGAATATGTTCGTAGATAATGAAAATAGAAATAGAATTAACAAATATAAAAAAGAATTGAAAAACTATAATGAAGAGCAAGTTAAAATATTTAATGAAAAAGCAAAAATAGAGACAAAAAATATAATTAAAAAAGCAGAAGAAAAGAAAAATAAACCAAAACGGGTTGTGATTACAAAATCAGTTATTCAAGAAACGATTATGATTAATGTAGTCTTAGAAATCATATACATTAGTAATAAAAATGGAAAAGCCATTCACAGCAAACCGTATATTGTGGAAAGAACTGTATCACCCTTTACCATTAACCAAAATGACAAAACCGATGAAAATATAACTAAAATTATAATTTCAAAAATAGACGACTTCGCTAATCCTTATAAAATTGTAAAATTATTAAGTTATAAAATTGTTGTTATGGATACACAAGTATTACAAGAAAAATATAAAAAAACAAAAAGTAAAATTATGATGAAAAACGCATTTATTTTAAAAAATGATTGGCTGTTATACTCACAGGGAATAATGAAAGAAGCGTATGAAGAAACTGAAAATAAATGTGTATATTATCAATTAGAAAAGTTTTTATTAAATCCGCCATCGGGTAATCCTACACAGTTTATTAATAGACAAAGGACAAGTCAAGAAGCGTTGTATAATTATTTTAATGCTTCTAACGAAGAACAAGATGAAGATTTTTGTATTCAATCGGGGGTATCAACTGATATGATTGCGAAACTATGTAAAGATATAAAACGAAATATGTATGCGTATGATGAAGATAATAAATGTTTTTATAACGTTTTATGTAATGATAGTAAAAATTATTGTCCTCTTGTTTTTTATTGTATGAACGGTCATTTTTATTTAATTAATGATCCGAAATGTATTCGTTCGGTTGCAGAAAGTAATAAACCAACAGCTAAAAAAATTAAATCCTCTTCTATTGAAAACGAACAAGAAGAAAAAATATTTAATGATGTGTTTCATATTGAAACCTTTAATATTGAAAATGCTAAGAAAATGAATAAAGGTATATATATTTTACAGAAATCTAATTTAGAAAATGAAATTATAGAGTTTATTACATTTCACGGCGATATGGTTAAAACTAAAAATAGGGATAATGTTGTTATACAGATAACATTTAAAAATGAAGCAGATGAAAATGTTATTATTTGTGTTGATACGAATTACGGTCAAAATATAGATTACGAACAAATTAAGAATGTAGCAAATCAAAACGGAATGGAATACACAAATGAAGGCGTCGGATCGGTTGTAATGAAAATATTAGAAAATAAAACAAAAACTAAAAGAATACAATTTACCGATGAAGAAGAAACCGAAATTATTAATTTATATAATGATAAATGCGCATTGTGTAATGAAAAATATAATAAATATGAAATAGACCATATTAATTCTTTAGCCAGTGGAGGAACAAACGAAATAGACAATTTACAACCTTTATGTATTGAATGTCATAAACAAAAAACAAAAGAAGAAAATGAGATAGGTATTTATAGGGTTAATGATGAAGTTTCAAGCACGTTTAACGATAAAGTAATAAAACAAATTGTTAATACTAGTCTTTTTAAATCTTGGCAGTTTGTAGAAAAGGTTAATCCTAAACCTGACGATTTAGAAGCGTTTAAAATTGATATGAATAAATGTCGTCGTAATATTACATACTTTTCTAATTTTGAGTTTCCAGTTTATTCTATTATGGATACACCAAAACCATTTAACGGAATTATTAAATGTGGAATGTTCTATATTAAAACATCTAATGTATTCCCTTTTCGTGGGTGTGGTTGGTATTTTGAACCATTGATTAAATACGGTATTGATAATAATTTAATTAAAATAGAAAATATTTTATACGAGTTTATTCCATACAAAACATTACCAAATGATTATTTTAAAAAAAATATTAATATTTTATTAGATGCGTTTAGTTGCGAACCAGATTTGCAAAAATTATGCGTTAATGCGTATGTTGGTTTAATGGGTATTACAAAACGAAAAATATGTTATTCTAAATATTCACTTTGTCCTTATACCGCTTCGGCGTGGTATGTTAATGAAAATAAAAATGTATTTATTAAAAACCATCATTTAACTAATGGTGAGGTTTTATATCAAGGTATTTTTAGCGAAGAGGTTTTAAATGAAACTTCACAATATTGTATGTATTCTATGATTTTACAATTAGAAGCGTTAGAATTACATAAATTAGAAACTATTGTTTTAAATTATGGTGGTATTGTATTAGATAGAAATACCGACGCTATAAGATACGCAAGAAATAAAGAAATAGATATAGTCCCCTTTTATTACGATGAAGAAAATATAGTAAGAAAATATAAACCAGAAAATCCTGCAGAATTACATATAGAGCATTTACCAAGATTTCAGCGTAGTAATATAGAATATGATTTTAACAGTATATGGAATATTGAATATGGGTATAGTGGAACAGCAACCGAAAAAGCAAATGATATTATTAATACTAATAAATCTATTCATATTGACGGACGCGCAGGTTGTGGTAAAACATATTTAGTAAATGAAATTATTAAGCAATTACAAGATAAAAAACATATTGGATTTAGTCCTACCAACAAAGGTGCAAGATTAATTAATGGTTCTACAATTCATTCTATGTTTCATAAGTTTAAACGATGTAAGAAAATGTTATTTAATATATTAGAGAAAGTTGATTATATATTTGTTGATGAGGTGAGTATGATGATAGAAAAATTTTATACATTATTTATTATGATTAAACGAGCATTACCACATATTAAGTTTGTAATTAGTGGAGATTTTGGACAATTGCCCCCTGTAAATGATAGTTGGACCGGAGATTATGAAAATAGTGAAGCGTTATGGTTTTTATGCGATGGTAATAAACTTAAACTAACTGAATATAAACGAGGAGATAAAGAATTATTTTTACTATGCAAAGATGTTGAAAATGTTAATGTAAATAATTTTAAACCTAAACAACATACATATTTAAACTTAGCATATACACATCATACCAGAATTAAGGTTAATAACGAGTGTATGGAACGATATTTAAATGAAACAAAAAAAGAAAGTATTTTTATTCCAAAAGATACAAGAAACGAGAAGACACAAAATATTAAATTATGCGTAAATATGCCAGTAATAGCACATACAACCGATAAAAAAATAAATATTTTAAACTCACAGAAGTTTATAGTAAAGCAAATTAAAGACAATAAAATAATATTAAATGATGATAATGACGAGGTTATTATTGATATTAACAAGTTTCATAAATATTTTTATTTAGGGTTCTGTATTACCATTCACGCAAGTCAAGGCGAAACATTTACACAACCTTATACAATTTATGACTGGGGATTTAAACATTTTTGTAAGAAGGCGAAATATGTAGCATTATCAAGAGCAACCAGCATTAATAATATTCAAATCGTGTAAAACTTTGGCGAGGGGGACACGATTTTAAAACTTTTGGCGAAAACTTGGCGAAAGGACGAATATGTGCATTTTGAAAAAAGGGTTGTGGCGAAAATTGGCGAAAATTGGCGAAATGGTATTTTGTTATTGACGACTGCGTAATTTCAATTTTCATATTTTTTTATAAAAAATATGATGAAATCTAATATAAATAAAAATAGAAGGGGGCGAAATAAAAAATTAGGGGTCGCTACTGTCGTCGAAGCAACTGAGGTCGTACGGCTCGCTTGTAACTCGTTTTTCTGATTTTCCATA